GCGAGCGACCGCGCCGCCGGCGCCGCCGATCACGCCGCCGAGCGCCGTGCCGGCCAGGAGCTGGACGGGGTCGAACCCGTCGCGGAAGCCGGCGCCCTGCTCGATCCCCTGAATGGCCGTGTCCGTCACCGCGTTGACGACGGCACCGTCGACGGCACCGGCAAAGACCCTGGCCCACAGTCCGCTCAGCCCCATCTTGCCGCCGGCCACGATCCGGGCACCAAGGCCGATCGGCATGAAGTTCTCGACACTGGCGGCGGTACCGGCGATCTGCCCGCCGAGAGCAACGCTGCCCTCCAGGAAGCCGGACCATTCGGGGAACGCGGCGGAGCGCTCGTCGAAGCGGCGGCGATCGGCGCCGCGCTCGTCGGAACTGGCGTCGCGCACCGCCCCGGCAACCGTGTTGAGGCGGTAGCCGGCCTCGAAGTTCAGCCAGAACCGCTCGGCAAGGCCGGGAGGCGGCGCCTCGCGCAGGACATCGCCTTCCTCGCCGTCGAACTGGTCGAAAATGTTACTCATCAGGGATGAAGCCCTCGCCTTCGTCGTCGACGAACTCCACGCCGCCTTCGACGCGGCGCCGGTACGGATCCTCGCGCCGCTGGCCAAGAACCCGCCCGGCGGCGCCCGTTCCGTATTTGCGGTCGAACTGCTCGGCAAGCTCTGGCTGGTTCAGCAACAACTGCACCGCCTTCGGCGGCGGCAGCATGACAGGAGCGGCAGCCGCCGCGGCCGCTGGCGCGGCAGAAGGCAAGAACCCTTCCGCCGACATCAGATCCATGGCGCCAGCGCCAGCGCGTTCGGCCGCCGCGGTTTCCGACAGCACCGCCCCTTGTCTTTGATCTGCCCGCCCTGGGGCCTCGCCGCGGCTCATCCGCGAAAACAGGCTGGCGCCATAGATGGCCATTTGCTTGTCCAGCCCCTGCACCTCCAGCACCTGGCGCAGCACCGCGTCGGCATGACGGCCGTAGACCCCTTGCACCTGGCCGACGAGATCCTGCATCGCTTTCGCCTGCGCCTTCGGATCGCCCGCCCGGATCACGGCCGTTGCCAGGTTGCCGGCCTCGGCCAGCGTCAGCGGCTGGCGGGCCATTTCCGGCAAGTCCAGTGCGGCCTGCGCTGCCAGCCGCGCATCCACCACGGCCAGCAGGCTTTCGGGATCGTCGGGCGTCGCCTCGGCCGACAGCTCGGCAACTGCCGGAAACGCCTGCTCCACGGCAAGCGCCGGATCGCGCTCGCGCAGCTTCAGGACCTCGCGCGCCCGCTTTTCGGCGGCGGCCTGAACCGCCTGCGCATCGACGAAGCCGGGCGCGCCGGGTGCCGACTCCAACGCTGCCAGCCGCCTCTCGATATCCTCCGCCGGAAGGCCATCCATGCCGGAAACGGCGTCGTAAACCCGCCCGGCCATTTCGCGCCGCGCGGTCCAGGCCGCATGCTCCTCCGGAGTGAGAGCCGCTGCAATCGTATCGGGATCGGTGCCGGCGGCGGCGAAGTCGACGGGCTTGCCCGTCGCCTCGATCGACGACACGTCGTCGTCCAGCAGCTTCTTGATCCGCGCTTTCTCGATCCGCGCAGCGCCGTCTCTGGCATTGGCTTCGGCGCGGGCGTCGCGATACAGCGTCTGCGACAGCGCCTTGACGGTGGCGAAGGGCAGCCGAGCCAGCGGCCCCTCGCCGGTCTGCCAGTCCTCCAGCAGCGACAGGGCGAACTGCTCCTTCTCGCCCGGGGTCGCCAGATTGTCGAACACGCCCTGTACACGCGCGGACGCGGCCACGCGCGCCATCTTCGCCTTGCGCTCGGCCCCTTGTGCGGGCGTCAGCGTCCCCGCCTCCACCGCCGCGTCGACAGCGCGCGAAGATCGCTCCAGCTGGTCGGCAAGGATGCTGTCGCCTTCCGGATTGGCGCCGAGCGCATAGGCCTGCCGCTCCAGGTCCAGCCCCCGGGCGGCCAGACCGTCGGAAACCGCCGCCTGCTCCTCCGCCTTGAGCCGCTGTTCGTGCTTGGCGGCGACGTTCATCGCATAGGCGCGCGAGCGGCCGGCAAAGGCGCGTTCGAAGGCTTCTCGCGCTTCCGGGTCGGCAAGCGCGCCGTCCTGCAGGTAGTAGTCGCGGATCTCGCGCATCCGTCCGGCGAAGGCCGCCGGATCGTCGCCGAGCTCCTGGAACGCATTGGCGAGATCGGTGGAGAGACCCTCCTCGACCCGCCAGGAATACGCCCGCATTGCCGCCGCGTCGAAAGCCTCGCCGCGGATGGTGCCGTCGCGGCGCAGCTGCAGCGGCTGGTCGGACAGCTGCGGCAGGGTGGAGCGCGCCGTCACCGCCCCGCCGCCATTGGCGCGGGACAGCCACTTGCCGGCGAAGTCGCGCGCGAGCATCGTTTCGGTTCCGCCGTTCAGCATCACCTTGTCCCGGCCGAGCACATGCACCGCCCGCGCATTCGGGTTGGCCAGGAGCTTCGCCGCGCCGCCCGCCCCCTGCTGGTGGGCAAGATACAGCTCGGCCGCGCTCGGCTCGCGCCCCAGCACCTTGCGCAAATGCGCCGCGTTGTCGCGCGCCAGCCGCGCCGCCGCGTCCGAGGCCTGCACCGGGTCGTATCGGTCGGCCAGCCCGTATTGCGCCGCCGTGCCGTCGACGAACTGGAACAGCCCGCCGGCCGAGCTGCGCGGGTTCTTCGCGCCCGGATTGAAAGTGCTTTCGATCTCGGCGATCTTCAGCAGCGCCGCCGGGTCGACGCCATGGCGCTCGGCCGCTGCGACGATCGTGTCGCGGATAGCGGCAGGCGCGTTGACCTGGGCACGGCTCGGCGGCCCGCGCCGCTCCTCGGAAATCGTTTCCGCCGCGCGGGCCTGCAGATAGCCGGCCGCACCGCGTTCACCGGCGGAAAGGCCGGCCATGGCGCCTTCGCGTATGGCCGCCTGGTCGGCCAGCGTCTTCAGCCGCGAGGACAGCGAGCCCGCCACGCTGGCCAGTGCCCTCGCGCCGCTGCCGGTGTCGACGGCAAAATCAGGCACGCCGCCGATCTGCGCACGGCCGGTGAACTCGCCGTAGCGGCCCGGATCGCGGGGACTGCGGTTCGCCATGTTACCCCCTCGCCGCCAGGTCGATGCCGAACTGAGCCCCGGTGCCGAGGGCACCGACGAGGCCGCCGAACCGCTCGCCCCGCGCCCGCGTGCGCAGCCCGTTGGCGCGCAGGCGGTACAGCGCGGACTGCATGTCGGAATTTTCGCGGCTGATCGACAGCTCGCTGGCCGCCCGGCGCTTGGCCGTCTGGTTCGCTTGCTGGCCGATGCCGGCCGTGATGTCGATGCCGGCCGCCGCCGTCGCCACCTGGTTCTCGCCGAGGATGCGCAGCAGCTCCTGCTTCATGCGGGTTTCCGCCTGGCTGCCCTGCACCTTCTCCTGCCCGGCCTGGATGTCGGCCTGCAGTGCGGCGCTTTCCGATGCCCGTGCGGCAGCGGCAGCCCCGCCCAGCTGGCCGAGAATGCCGGCCGCCGTGCCGACGCCCTGCAGCACCGAAAGGGCGGTGGAGCCGAACCCGCTCGCCGCCCCCGTCGCAGCACCCGCCGTCGCCGCGGCGGTGCCGCTGGCGCCCAGCCCGAGCGCGCTTCCCACCTGTGCGATTGCGGCCACAGCCAGTTCCATGACGTCTCTCCCTGATAGGATCAGCCTACAGCGCGTATTCCAGCGTCACCGACCGGACGGTCAGGCGGCCCGGTCGCAGCTGCGAGATCGTCAGCTTCGGTTCCATGGAAAATCCGGTGAGCCCGCGCACGGTGATCGTGTCGGTGACGCCCTGCTGCAGCTCCGGCACATCGGCTGTCAGGCCGAACCGGAGCAACGGCACATCGCGCAGCGGCCCGTCGTTTGCGGCGACGGCCAGGCTCGTGCTGTCGACGACGGAAATATGCGCCGAGTGCAGGCGCGCGCGGCGCTTGAGCACCACGTTGGGGCCGACGTCGCGCGGCGGCGGCAGCGTGCGCACCAGTGGCGCCGTCCATGTGCCGGCATAGCCGCCGGAGACCTCGAACGGCAACGTCACGCTGCCCGAGACCGGCGTGAAAGGGCCGAGCACATGACCGTCGGCGACGATCCATGTTTCCCGGCCGTTGAACCGCGACAGGCCCGTGACCGTGGCCGAGGCCGGCTCCAGCGCAAAGGCCGTCGCCTCGTCGAGCAGGAGATCGTCTTCCAGCCGCTCCAGCCGGCGCCCGTCCGGGCGGTCGGTGAGGAACATCAGCTCATTGCGGCCGTTGACGGCCGTGGCGATGAACTCCGCCGCGCCCGATGTCAGCCGGCCGAAGGCCATGATGTCCTGTTCGCGCAGGACGGTGGCGATCCGGGCGCGCCCGTCGTCCTGCACCATCGACTGGATGTTGCCGGACGTCGACTGCACCGCCCGGCGCACCGCCAGGTCGCGCACGCTGTCCACCAGGTGCGGCGCCAGCAGGCTCACGTCGCGCGACACGAAGTTGCCTTCCACGTCGGTGAAGCGGGCCTCGCCGATCACGCTTCCGGTCGCGGAAACGTAGTTCAGCGCGCCTTCGTTCTTGACCACCGGCACGCCCGGCCGCACGCCGCGCTCGCCGAACGCCACATGGTTCGGCGGTTCCGATTGGGACAGCGCCCGCTCGGCGATCCAGTATTCCGCCTTGTTGGTGAAGATGGTCAGGTTGCGGCTGTCGGTGATCCGCTCGATGGCTTCGCCGCCGTCCGTGTCCATCGGCACCAGCGCGGGGCCGGCCGCGCCGACGAACCGCACGTCGAAGGAGAAATAATCCGCTTGGCGCGAGAACATCCAGGCATTCGGCAGACCCTTGAAGCCGCCGACGATCAGGCGCTGATTGTAGAACGTGCCGCAGCGCGGCCAGCCGCGATCGGCGGAGATGACGTCCTCTCCCGGCGACACGCCGACTGTCGTCTTGCTGGCAAGGATGGCGGCATCCGCCTTGTTGATCACCGCACCGGACAGGGCCCAGCCGTCGCCCTCGTTGCCCGCGCCGGTGAACTCCACGTCGATCTTGGTGCCCGTCGCGCCGCCGCTGGCCGAGGTGACGGTGATGCCGGCCGAGACATTGGGCAGGTCCTCGATGGCGGCCGCGATCAATCCGGCCAGCACCGTCATGTCGTTGTCGTAAGTGATCGAGGCGGTTTCCTGCTGACTGACGGTCAGGTTGAAGATGGAGGTGCCCGGTGTCAGGCCGACGAACTCCAGCCGCCAGACCGCCGGCACGCCGTTCGTGTAGTCGCCGCCCCCGATCGGGCCGCCATAGTCGTAGGACGGCACGCCGACATAGGGCAGGTTGTCGACGCTCCAGCTCGTCGGGCCGGCATGCTTGATGCGCTTGGACTGCAGGTCCGGGTGAAACAGCAGCATGGTGTCGAGCCGCTGCGCATCCGTCACCGCCGGCAGCATGCCGGCCGTCAGGCCGCTGATCGTGAAATCCGCCAGCTTGGCGGTTGCCGACCAGGCCGCGGCCTCGCCCGGTCGCAGCACGATGTCGTAGACGCTGCCGTCCGATGCCATGAACGGGAACAACCGCGCGGCGTCGGCCGCCACACCGCCCACATCGCGCAGACCGCCGCGCCAGCGAAACCCGCCCTGCGGGATCGAAACCACATTTTCCATGTGGTCGGCGCCGGTGGTGAAATACTTGAGGTTCGTCCGCTCGTGCAGGAGCTTGTCGAGCTCGCCGGCGGTGAAGGCGCTTTGCAGGCGGCCAGGACGGGCGACCATGGATCAGCTTCTCCAGGCGCGGGCAAGCGGGTTGTCGTCCCAGCCGGGACGGCGCGGCGGCGTCGACAGCGCATTCGTGGTGATCGCGGCGCGCATCTCGCCGCCGCGCTTCATCTCGCTCGGCGTGCCGTAGGCCCGCATGTGCAACGTGTCGTGCAGGTTCCGGTCGCTGGCGACGGACAGGGCGAACGACGCCGCCACGGCCGTGATGGTCGCCGCGCGGAACGTCGCAGTCCATCGGTAGGGTTCCGGTCGGAACTGGCAAAACGCCCACAGCGCCGGAGCATCGGAATGGACCTGACCGTTGATCTGGGCAAAGCGCCAGAACCGGCGGTCCGGGTCGGTCGGATCGTCGGTGAGCCACAGCGGCGGGCTGAGCAGCGGTCCCGGCACGTTGAACACGGTGGCAAAGCCGGATGCCGGCGCCGGGCCGTCGACGGCCGACAGTTGGCGCAGCTCGTGCGCGAAGGAAAAGGGCTCCAGGCCCAGATTGAAATCCACCACCGCCTCGTAGAGCAGCGAGGCGGACTGCCCGCCGATCACGTCGGCATCGAGATCCTGCAGCGGCTCGGCGCCGATCAGGGCGCACGCCGAATTGACGATGTCGAGATGCGTAAGCAGCGCCATGACAACTCCCCGTCGGTGAACGCCGCGGCGGACCGAAAACCGCCGCGGCCCCTTTCGGCCAGCGCCTTAGGAGGCGGCGAGCAGGCCGGAAGCGACGAGCGCCGCGCGGATCGCGTTGACCTTGGCCGCCACCTCGCGGATCGCGGCCGCGTTGGTGGCCGCATCGGCCGACGACAGGTCCGGCAGGTCGCCGTCATTGGTGCCGCCGATGGCGCCGGCGTTTTCCGTCAGCGCGGCCACGGCCGTCTGGTCGCCCGTCACCGCGTTGGTGTCGCGCGAGATCGTCACGCTCGACGAGGAGACGGCGTTGAAGACATACATGCGCACCGTCGGCGTAGTCGCCTTGGCCATCGTGGCGATGAGCACGTCGCCGACCTTCAGCCGCTCGTAGAGCGACAGGAAGTAGTCGGACGTCTCCACCTGCGCCGCCGTATCGTCGGTGACATAGGCATGAAGCGTGCGGTTCGAGCCGGCAACCGAGGCGTCGGTGGTGCCGATGTGATCGAGGGTCCGGAACCCGGACTTGATGAGTGCCATTGCAGGAGCTCCTTGGCTCGTGGCGGGAGGGAAGCCGGCGGCCGCGCCGCCGGCGCCGATGTCGTCAGGTAATGGCGATGGCGCCGTCGCTGGCGGTGCGGAAGCGCTTCCGCCCTTGCCCTCCCGCCGGAGGGTGGCGGCGCCCTTCGCCTTCATGTTGATCGACCACCAGTCGTCCTCGTTGTGCCACTGCTCGCGCATGGTGAGGTCCGTGTGGGCGGCCCAGCCGACGGCGGACTTGTGCCAGATGAACAGGTCCTGCTTGTTCGCCTCCGGCACCGGATAGAGGTCCTGCGCGTCCTCCTCCTCGAAGAGGAACCAGTTGACGCCGTTCCAGAACCGGGTGTCGGTTGCCTTGACGAAGGGCAGGTCCGGGCCGACATGATCGGCCGAGTTCACCACCTTGTTGGCGAGGAGCTGGTTCCACTGCAGGGCGGGCAGTCCGCAATAGACGTTGCCGTCCCACGGCACCTTGTCCTGCTGCAGCGCCTTGCACAGCGTCATGGCGTTGGCGGCATTGAAGGCGGCGGACGAGAAGTCGAGGCCGGTCACCGAGGTGACGCCGGTGGCCATCTTCTCGTAGATCTCGATATCGGTGGCGCGGCCGAGCGCCATCGCGCCGCCTTCGTAGACGACTTCCCGCTCGTCGATCGACATGCGGTCGAGGTCCCATTCCTCGACGATGTCGTAGGCGGTCCAGGTGATCAGATCGACGGAGAACTTCTTGCGCTGTGCGTTCGACGGGATGTTCTTCTGGTTGCGATCCTTCTTGTAGGCCTTCGACTTGCCGGCCAGGTAGAAGATCGCCTTCTCGGAACCCTCGAAGCGAACGGGCTGGGAGACGGTCGGACGCAGGCGGTTGCCGCGCTCCTGGTAGATGTGCATGGCGCGGTTCGGATACTGCGTCCGGAACCACTCGGGTGCCTGTGCGGTCATGACAACCTCGATGTTGACGAAAGGGGAAACACCGGGGCCGGAGAGGCCGCAGGCCGCGCGCGGGTCCGCTGCCAGGGCGGAGAGGCCGCGCGCGCCGCAGGTCCGCTCGGTGCGCAAGGTCATCCTCGCGCTTTGCCGCTTGGGTAAACCGGGCAACAAAAAACCCCGGCGGGTGGCCGGGGTCTCTTGTGGTCTCGCGGATGGGCTGCTTACCGCTTCGGGCGGTTCGTCGCCTCGTCGTAGCGCCGCCGCAGATCCTCGTCGAAGCGCTTGTTCGGGTCCGCATGGTTCCGGTTGCGCGGATCGATCCGCGGATCGGAGTGCAGCTTCTTCACGTCCTCGTCGGTAAGCTCGCCCTGGGTGACGCTTTCGCCGGCGATGCGGATGCCGTTTTCTGCCAGGCGGCCCGACAGGCCGCGCAGCAGGAAGTTGCCGGCCGCCGTGTCCGTCAGCGTCAGGAGCAGCGCCTCGACATCGGTTTTCATGGCCTCGGGCACGCCTTTGAGCTGCTTGGCCAGGCCCTTGGCGAAGCCCTCCGCTTCCACCAGCGCATTCTGCGCGCCCTTGGCATCGAAGCCGCCGGCCGTGGAGAAAGACTTGATCTCGGCGGCAGGATCGTAGGGAGCGCCGAGCAGCCCGCCGTCCACCAGCGGCCCATAGACGCCGGAAACGAACTTCTGCAGCTGCTCGTTCGACAGCCCGGCCTCCTTTGCCGCCTGCCGCGCGTTGCTCCAGACCGGATTGCTCTCCAGGTCGCGGAAGTACGGCGCCAGCTTCTCGTCCGGCTGGAACGTGTACCCGTCGACCGTGTCCGGCGCCTTCGGCGCGGTCGCCAGCTTTTCGCGCAGGCCCTCGGCGCGCCGGCTGACATCCGTATAAGCCGGCAGCATCTTGGCAAGCGTCTCGTCCGGGGTGGAGCCGACGAACTCGACCGGCAGCCCCTCCGGCGGCGTCCAGGCGCCGGCGCCCGGCGGCGGATCGCC